TGCAGTCGTGCCGATCTCAAGAGTTGCGGCGTTTGTGCTGTTATCGATGTCACTCAGCACAGAGTTCATTCGCGTCGTCTTTAAAGACGAACGGTAGGTTACAGACATGGTTGCCCGATCATGTGGTTAGGTCAGTTAATTCTTGTTCGAGGATTTCATTGAGATGGACATCCGCAACTTCAAATGCGCCAGTCGAGTGCATCGTTATGGTAATGGCGTCATCGGCAAAGCAGACCGGGATTAGATATTCCCCTGTGACCGTCACAACGTCGCCGGAAGATAGTCCCGTTACTGTCAGGATGCCGGGGTCGCTTAAAGTCCAAGTCCCGGAAGTGGCTGGAGAGCCGTTTATTTCTACCGAGAACGCTTCGTCTCGTTGATCGACAATAAGGATGCGCTGGGAATAAGTATTGGTGTACCCCGTCCGCGAGGACCCGGTTGCTGGTGTGAGGGTTCGCACTAGGTTTATAACACCACCGACGTGGGTCTGCGGCTCATTGGTAAGTTGATAGTTGTCATCATAGTCGCGGATGCAAAGCGGCCATTTGTTTCCTCTAACGGCCAGGAAAACAGACTTGATTTCCTTGGCGTCGTTCGGACCAAGGGCAACAGTATATTTGCGCATAGCTTGGTCGCGGTAGGACTTGCGACCACTGATCCCGGACTCGCTCGGATTAACGGACGTGTCAAAGGTAATATCGACTTTCGCCTCTGCGGCGATTGCGTCCGGAACGATGGGTAAGTTCACCGCGCCGCCTGAATAGCACGTTGCATCTGAGACATTGAAGCGACGAACGCGGGCTGTCCGTTGCGGTCCTGCGCCACCTTAAACGTCAGAGACTTGTTGTTCCGTCCGATCTGGCGGGCGTTTTGCGCGTCCTGATTATCGGTGTTTTTCTTATCAGCAGGTTCCGGTGCATGGATTGGCGGTAGCGGTGCAGCACTTGGCTGCGCAACGGAAGCGGCGATAGGCGTATCAGGCTTGCTCGTGATAAGGCTAGAGATCCCAGAAATCAGCCCGCTAAAATCGGGAACGATTGGCCGTTGTGCTGCGAGGAAATCTGGCTGCCTCGCGCTGGGCAACTCTGGCGTGCTTGTGGCAAGGCTAGATAGCCCTGACAAAAGGCCGCTGAAATCAGGAACTATCGGCTGAGAAACGGCTGACGGTGGACTAATATTAGGTTGAGATTCCGGAGTAGACGCCGACAGAGGAGTGAACCACGGCGGAACAGACGTTTCAGGTTGAACATTGTCGGAAGGGGATTGCAACGGTGCCGGCATAATGATTGGCTGCGTCGCGCTTTGTGCAGCCTGATTAACAACGGTGTGATTAATTTCCGTCGATGTATGGGGCGCAAATTGAACGGCTGATGGTGCCGGAGCTTGTGGTGCTGTTTGGACTGGATTAATCAGTCCAGAGAACATTCCGCCAAGATCAACCTTGGCTAATACCGAATGCAGGATTTGGCTAATGCCGTCATTGCCGATTGCTACAGGCTCTCCAGGAGTGGCATTGAAACGGACTGGCTGACTATCCGTTCCGCCAAAGCCACCAACAGCAAAAGAACCACCGTCTGCATAATTGCCATAGAAACTGTTTGGATCAACGGAATCTAATGGAGTTGAAGAAGCATACGTTGACGGCGACGTGGCGTAATCGGCATAGCTTGAAAGATTGTCATAAGCTGACGGTCCGGTGTATGCGCTGCCCTGCGCCATCATGGAATCGAGCGAATTGCCCGTCATGTCTATCTGGCCACTGGGCGGCGTCACGAAGTTTCCGGTTTGCGGAGAACCGACGCCATAACCTCCGGTATCTGAATATCCGCCTGGAATATCATACCCGACATTGAAACTCGGCGCGCTTACCGAGTGCGGCGGCAACCCGCCAACCTGTCTTGAGTTCGGCGGCAGCGTGCCACCCGAAGCCGACGGCTGTGCGTTGCGCGGCATTCCCCAGCCGGTCGTGTTGCCCATGCCTGACGCATTATAAAGCTGCTGCTCCTGCTGGGTAGCGACGCCGTTCTGAATATCAATGGCAGCATTGTGCAATGCATCAGCCGCCGCTGTCTGCTTTTCTGCAATGGCCTGTTGTGCCGCCGAGTCCTTTTCGTAAGCCGCCGCCTCTTTCATCTGTGCCGCTAAGATCGGGCTGTTGTCGCCCTTGAGCCTGAAGCCACCGCTTCCGCCGCTACCAGATGATGCCGCCGTGGCCGCCGTAGCCGCGGCCGTTGCAGTCGTCGCTGCTTTCGCTGTCGTTGCCGCAATGTTTGCAAGCGCAGCCGTCACGTTCGCATTCATAGTATTGACGGCGGTTACAATATCGACTTTGGCGCCTGACATTGTAGTGACGAGGCCGCCGCTTCCGTTGGCAACGGCGTTAGATAGTGTGCTATGGAGTAACGAGTCATTGACTGGAGATTGTGCCGCCGTTGAAGGCGCAGCTACAACAATCGTCGCGGCAGCAGCCGTTCCAGTGGCCGTATTCTGCGCAGGAGTAGTTGACATCGGCAGCGATGTCGCTGAAACAGCACCGCCCAAGCCAGCCGGAGCGTCCAATCCTTGCGGGGTAACTGTCACCGTCTCGCCAGGCGTCGCCATGAACGAAACGCGAGTTGTGTCAGTACCGCCGGAACCGCCGACCGTAAACGCTCCACCCGTGGCGAAGCCAACAGTTTGTGCTGACGTTTCCGTGGCAAATTGGTCCGTTGAGAAAGACGGACCGGAAACGGCGTTGCCTGCGCCAGACACCCCGGCCCCAACGGACGCCGCATTCATTTGCGCAATTGCGGCTTGCGTCGATTGCACGATAGCAAGATTGGATTGCGAAACGGCGCTGGATGCGGTCTGAGCAGCCTTCGACGCCGCCGAGCCGGCCTGTTCTGCCACCGCAGGAGTTGCGGCAAAGCTACTATTTAGCATACCGACGCTGGCTGATGCCGCATCGCTTGCTTGTTTTACTTTTTCAAGAACCAAACTTACGGCATCCCCGTTCTGCATTGCCGTTTCGTTCGCAAATTGGTCGGTCTGCTGATCCCCGGTGGATTGCGTTGGACCGCCGCGAGTTGCTGCAAATGCCCCGGCGGCTCCGCCAAGGAGGCCACCGGCAATTGCGCCAACCGGACCCCCGACCATAAACCCAGCACCCGCGCCCAACATGGCTCCGGGAATAGCGCCGGTCGCCGCCTGCGCCATTTGAGTTTTCGCTTCGATTAATTTATTTATCCAATCAATCGTATCCTTGATTTCGCTTCTGAATTCTATAAGGGCAGTGATGATACCAAGGAACGGGTTTACCGAGAACGCGGCAGCAACGGTGATTACCTTAAGCGCCTCGTTAAAGTTTTCTACGGCGCCCTGGCTGAATCCCATATCCTCTACCATCTTGTCCATTTCGCTCTTGAACAGGATGGTGAACGCAGCTAATGCCCCTGCTGGGCCAGCCCTCATGCCAACGATTAGCGTGGTAAATGTCTTGAATCCCTCAATGACGTTTTGTATTCCGTCCTGAGAAGAAGAAAGTCCCTTCATCGCTTCGGACACAGAGCCTAACGCTGTCGCAAAACTCGTAATGCCTTCAGCCCTGCCGATAGCAGTAAACAACTCAAGCGCGGAATTCTTTACTTGATTAAATGACTGAGCCAATCCAGGAATACGAGTGGAAAGCTCGTTATCAATAGTCGGCCCCATTCTCTGGAATGCTTGTAATAACTGCGGAATGGTTATGGTCGCGCCCTGTTCCAAAGAACGCATAAGCTGAGTTACTGCGCTTGGCCCCTCGCCAAAGTTTAGACCCTGCGCTAGAAGTTGTGCGGCCCTTGGGGATTCCTTTTCAATTGATTGGAATAGGTCCGTGGTTAGTCCGGTCGCCTTCCCGGTAGCCGTGTTGACCTTCTGCATGGCATCGAAATATGTGCCAAGGGCTTTGCTGGCAACGTCTCCAGTGTCGCCGTCCAACTGAAGCGCCTTGCCAAACTCAAGCAATGCGGTCTTTGCATTATCTCCCAAGCCAAGGAATGACAAATCCCCGACAAATCCTTTATTGGCCCCCAACTGCTGTTGCTTCTGCATCAGCGTTTCAAACGTCGGGATAATGTCGGACAGGGAAAGGTTGGCTGCCTTGGCGCCTTCCGACAGGGCATTAAATGCGGTTGCCCCCGCAGACTGTCCCATGATTTCCTTAAGCCTGGTCTCCATCACGTTAGCTTTGTCTGCCGCGCTTTCTAGCGCAGCAACCAGGGCACCGCCGATGGCGACTGCAAGTATATCAATGCCGCCACGAGCAGCGTGCATGATAGCACCCAGCCCAGTAATAGGAATGCCGGCAGCATAAGCGGCCGGCGCGACAGAATATAAAGCCTCGCGAAACGCCATCGTTGATGCGCGGGCAGATTCATGTTCGACTCCAAGGGCGCGAGCGGCGGCCCCGGCGCTATACATCCCCTCATTGTGGCCGGCGAGAGAATTTGTTAGACTAAGCAGACGGCTATTCAGCGTTATGATAGACTGGCCAGCAGCTCCAAGGTTTGACCCCAGCCCATTTATGGCGGTTGTATTCTGCTGTAGCGCGGACGACGCCTGCCGCTGCGCCGAGGTGAACTGTTCGGCCCCCTGTGCGGCCTCTTTTTGCTTTTGGTTAAACGAATCGAGAGCCTGCGCCCCCTGTTGGAGGCCAGACGTGTCAACCGTAAAGCTAATAGTGCCCAGATCGGCCACTAGATTTTTCTACTCATTAATGGTATAATTCGCATCGAAAAATCCCGGATGATTAGGAGAAGATCATGCAGCCGACCGAACCAGGATATTATTGGGCTAGGAATGACTGCGACGGGTTGCTCGTTGTGCGCGTGGATCGCTGGCTTGATGACTCGCTCAGAGTTACTTACCACGGCAGCGACTTTGTAGATGATTTGAAAACTGCAAACCTGCAATTCATATCCATCATCATGGAACCATTGAAGATGGGCGCACTCATTTCGCTGTCTTGAAATCCTTGTCTGACATCATGGAGCGGAAATTAGCCTTAAGCTTTTCGGAAATATCTTGCGTTTCAGCAACGTCAGACTTGCCTGTTTCTACTACAAAGAATGTGCGTTCCAACAAGCCAAATATATTAAGGACTATCGGAGATAGTTCACGTCCCGTTACGCGCGCCCACGCTTCCATCGCAAGAAAGTCAAGTGGTTTGGGCTGGCCGTCCTGAAAACCGCGCCATTGGTGCAACTCCATGAACCAGCCCCAGATATGGGCTAGTTCGATGGGCGGCGGGTCTGGTCGCCATTCCGGTCCGATCCGGCCTAGACGTTCCAGAAGTTCGTTGCGGTGACGAGGAGTCCCACCTTTATCGTCGCGCTTATTAAGCTTGAATTCGGCCTCGGCGCACTCGATTAGATTTGCAACGAGGCCGTCGAAAAATTTGTGCGGTCGGCAATGAACCGATCAACCTGTTCAACCAACCAGCCAAGATTTGGATGTGAATAAACCATCTTGGCATTATCGAGCGTGCATTCGATTGCCTTACCTTCCAACTCGACGCCATTCCAGGAAAGCGTTGCGTTGGCTAACAGAAAGACTTGATCTTCCCTCGCCTCGCCCATTGACTTGTAAGAGGACGAACCGCCTCTAGGAGTAGCGGCCTTGAGCCTTCTGTCTCCAATCGAGTCCTGACCCTTGCGCCAGCGGGCACTATCAATGCCCGCCAGCGTTATCGTAAGGTCGGAACCGTCGTCGTTCTTAATGGTTTCTCCGGTTGACGGGTGTTTGACTTTAAGAACTGCGCCCGTTTCTGCGGTATCAAGAACCTTAGACAAGTCCATAAATAATCCTTTTTGCTATTTCTTTTCAGGTTTATCAGGTAGCCGGGGTTTCGATGATCGAACCCGACTTGATCTGCACGTCGAACTTGGTCATCACGACGTTGGTTGGAGTGCCGATCGTGGTCGGGTAGGACATGACCTTGGCCTTGAACAAGAACTGCGTTCCGTGCGAGCCGGAAATGCCGCTGGAGTCGTTCAAGACAACTTGGAAGTTGTAATCCTGGTCAGAATCAAGCGCGGTGATAACCGCCGCCTGTCCGGCATCGGCAGCATCGCGACCGGCTTCAATGGTCATGTTGCCGTCGTCGCGCTGTCCCTTGAACTTCAGGGTGTTGCGATCCGGCAGTGAGTCGAACTTGATAAGCGAATAGGTGCGTCCGAACGCACCGGCATTCGAGATGAATCCGATTTGCGTATAGGTATCGCCGCTCGGATTGGTAGCAGTGGTTCCGATGTAAACTTTACAACCGGATGCGGTATTGACAGCCATAATGGGCTCTCCATTGGGAAGGAATGATGACGCTTCACAGCGTTATCGAGCGCGGATGCCCAATCCGCGTTTTTAATGTCAGGGCATTAGGCGTTCGGGTATGAACGCCAAGAAATAGTGACCGGCAGACACAGCCAGTCCTCAGAAATAATTATCGGCCCACGCTTGGCCCTATCGATCGTCACTAACGTCGAACCGCTCTCCAAATGCGTGCCTGGCTTGAAAACGGCAATCACGTTGTCGGCGGCCTGCTCTACAGTTAGAGTGCCGGGAGAACCTCTCGCCGGATAATTAACATCGACCTGAAACAAACCGTACGCGTATCGGATTGCTCCACTGACGGAGAACGGGCCATCATCAACAGGCAGCAATTTCAACTTGGCCCACGGTGTTCCGATGGTCGAGGTAAAGAGAGCGCCTTCATACGAAACTTGGGTCGGGAATCCAGAAGCCGTCGCTGCCTGTATTTGTAGGCACGCGCGAACGTCGCTGTAAGTCGTCAAAGTTTAGACACCCGCTCGGCGGTAGCTTCAGCAATAGTCTCCGCATTGTCTATGGTCGAGCGAACGAAGGCGCGCGGCTGCTGGTTATATTTTCGTCCAAGACTGTCTGTTCCGACAAAGCCGAACTCCATGCGGGCGGCATAAGCCGCGCCGTTGTTCATGGTGTATTTGTCGCCAAGTTGAAGCTCCGCGGCGACAAGCGCCATGCGCGAGACGGCAACCGAACCGCTGGGGTCCGGGCTGCCGGGGCCTTCGGCATCGCCATTAATCTTGGCCCACCATGAGCCGCGAAGGAATCCGGTCTTTACCGGCGTTGCTTCCACTACCGCTTGTCCGACATCCTGGACGAATTCAGTCGCGAACGCCTTAACGCGGCCCTTAATTTTCTCGATGTCAACGGCGACGAACTTTTCTTGTATCATCGCCGGATCTGCAATGAATAGGCCAATGGAGTGCCGCCTACTTCCTGAATCTGTAGGTTGACCACGTTATAGGAAATGCTGTCCACTATAACGGTATCGGTAACAGCCGGAACAATCGTCATGTTCTTTGCCGCGATGACGCAACGACGATCGGCGGCAAGAACAGATGTTCCATTAACCTCGTAGTCCTTGTAATTAAGAAGCGCCCCGGTAACGGTATAATCTTTTGTCGTTGATGCAGCAGAGCCGCCGGTTGACGGGTTATAAGCGCCTGGAGTTAGTCTGCGCAGCGTAATGTTGATGCGGCCCCATTCAGTCAGCAGTGACAGGACGGTATTCTGTAGGTCGGTGACGACGCTCATTGTTCTAGTTGCGGATCGGTATCGTTAGACTCGGCAACTTGAACGCCGGGGAAGTCGGACATTCCAACCTTAAAGCGGTTGGGATCGCGGTCGGTATCGCTATCGACGCTATCCATGTCGCCCTGAGAAATACCCGTAACAATCGGAGCGCCCATAGACTGGCTTTGCGTGGCCTGCATACGCAGGCGGGTAGCGAGCGCGCGATATGCAATGGCCTTCTGTTGCTGCTCAACGCTAATCAGCCCTGAAATCGAAACCGACGTTCCACCGGAATACAGGGCTGCGATAGCATCAGCACACCCGGCTGCGGCGTTGAATGTATCATTATAAAGCGCAATCAGAGTAGTAAGCTGGTCATCGGTTAGAATCTGATTGCTGCTGTCCGTATCGCCTATGAGAATGCGAACCGTGTCTGGATCAATGGCCATTTAGGGGTCCGTAATGAGGACGGGCTTCAATATGAATTGTCCGGTCGTGACCGTCGTAACATTGCCGGATGAATCGACAACTTCGCATTCGTGGTAGTAGGTGCCCGGTTTAATCGTTTTGGTGTCGGCGCGATGTAGTGCGATAACGGCAGTATCAACGTCGGTTGCAATATCTATTGTAATCGTTGCCGGGCTTATTTTCTCAAGGAAGATACTGGTTCCTGTCGCGGTAACAGACTTACCCATCCACCAGCGGACAGTAGCTCCAGAAAGGTCAACCTTGTTGCCGCTGTCATCAAGCACAGGAATATTAATGGTTACATCATTACCGGCATAAACTGTTAAGTTCTGATTTGTAGCCGGCATCTATGCTGTTCCAGATATTGAGATGGTATTCAAATCAGTTCCAGACAATGCGTATTTCCCAATCGATGCGATAACCGTTCCGGCAGAGCCAATCAGAAGCCTGCTAATGTTGTCTGAGAGAAGAACATGGTCCGTCGCGTTTGAAAGCAAGAGATCGCCGCCACCCGGTCCCGGAACTGACGCTGATTGGCCACCTATGCCGGTTAGATTTATCTGAAGTGTCGAAGCGCCGGAAAGTGACGTTGATAATTGCAAAGTCCCGGATACTGTAAATATAATTGGCGGGGCAGTCGCACCCCAGCTATTACCCCAAGTATCGAGCCAGGATGCGGCCCATGCCGATGCCACTCAAGGCCCCCACGGGATTCCGGCACCATTGCCGTTTACTGTTACGCTATTAACGGCGAGAATGTTCGCGTCTATTTTATGGGTGACGGTGAATGCCATTTTATCCGTCTGTGTCTTGATGGCGCCGACATCTGATGCGGTTAAACCAGTGACACTCCCGACAGCGCCAGCAACGCTTGCCGGAAGCGTGTCGCCAAGAATGTTAGCCGTAATTTGGTCAACGAAATCGGTCGGATCGCCGCTTGCAGCGGTGACATGAAACGCCAAATCACCAAGCGTGTCTGTGTCTCCGGTCGTCAGCGCGATATAATACTGCCCATAAGATAATTCATGTACGGTCGCGGTAATGGCACCTCCGAATGCCCCGCCGGCTTTTGATAGATATACCGATGGCGACGCACCGGTTAACCCTGTGATATGATCTGCACTCTCCACTAGAAGAAACGTGCGGTTATATGCCGTGGATTGCTTTAGCGTTGCCATTTATGCCTGCTGCATTTGGCGTACACCGCGTTGATGGTCAGATGCAGTTCTATGTCGATTTACTAATGTCTGGTTTGTGTAAATCTTAACCCAGTCTATATAAAAAATATCGCCGTCGGTGCAGCTAAAAAATACCGGCATTTTTTCGATATCGGCTTCCGATGGCGTTCCAATCACGGGATCTGTCCAGTTCAAGGGGAGCGCCGCAGCATTGTAAGAGGCATCCGTGTTGATGACATATTGGCCGTTGCAAAAAGACAAAAACACCCCCCATCCAGAACCGGCAGGGATCCACATGCCGGCAACGCGATTCCATTGCGATTGAATATAAAATCCGGAGCTAAATCCATTCTTGTTGTCCGCCGGGGATGATGGATTGCTCCATTCGTGCAGTGTGCGCGTTCCTGTCTGATACGCTTGGGTTCCGGTGCTCTCATACACATCCCACTCTAAAAATCTGCCGGATGGCGGAATGGTAGGCAGCAAAGCGTTAACCGTTGATCCCCACATTGCGCCGGAATTAGCCGCAAAAAAATAGCTTTCCATCAACATCGGCGGAGAAAATACTGTGCCGACATACCCATTTCCTCCATCTGTTGCCACACTCCACAACTGGGAGCCCCATCCGTTCGCGGTTGGACTTCCATTGTAAATTCTCAAAACAGATGGACTGGAAATCGAAAGAGTGGTTGGCGCAGTAGGCACACTTGGAGGATTTGTTGTCCATCCGAACGTAGTCATAAACGAATGGGGAAACAGATTGTGAACGTACCAATTAAATCCAGGAGCCCTAGTGTCGTTGACGTCTATCGTTGATAGGTCGTTGAAATCATCAAATAGGCCAAGTTTTTGAGTCGTCCACGCCGTTGTTGGCAGCATGTTGACCCACCAGATGTTTACCCCTGATGTTCCATCGCCTGTATAGCTGATAGATCGCGCCGCCGTGCCCGATCCATTATCTAAATTTATTTGTTGCATCCATTGGCGAACCCCGTCAGTAAGATCGCTATTAGTTACGTCAAACCAGCCAAGCCACCAACCATCTCCGAGGGCGGTCATTCCTGTATCGACCAATGTTGCATTTGGGCCGACGACATTATCGTATCCGACATTGCCTCCTGATAAATCAAACCCTATTGACGTAGTGTCATTTGCAATTTCAAAGTTCTGATCCGTGACGACAATTCTTGTTCTTCCTGCCGCCTGGGCAATGAAAGCGATCTTGCGCGAAACCGGAAAAATATTTGTTGTCGGACCATTTGTGGATTGAACGAAATGTGTACCGCTTCCTGAGTTCTCGACAAGTTTTTGCGCGTTCTCTGATCCATCCGGGGCCGTTACCCCCGCAGCAATTGATGACCTTGTATTCGTCCAGAAAAAAGGCACCCTGGCTGGTGCCGTAACGGTAAAATCCGTCGCGGTTGCAAATGCTCCCGGCCAAGGCAGCATATTATAATTGGCCGGGACAGGTCCGACGATGGACTCAAGTGTAGGCATTTACTTTGAGACAACTTTTGGCGTGTTGGACTGCTCCTGTTCTAAGTCTCTGATCTTTGCCTGAGATTCTTCAAGTTGCCTTTGCAATTCTTGAATAACAAAAACCTGCTCACCAATCACAGTCTTTAGTCGCTGCTCAAGGGTTTGCATCAGGGCCAATCCTGTTAGCGAGTTCCTTGATCGCATTGACGCAGGTCGCGAGTAGAGCGCGATCTTGCAAGGTAAGCAGCCCGTCCGGCGTCATGCCGGTGGCAAGGGGAATTGCGCTATTGACGTTCCGCGCTCCAAATCCAGCATATTCGTGTAGCGTTTCCATTCCGCTGCCTTGTTTCCAGCGATAACGAATGGGGTTTATCTGCATTATTTCAGCAAGGCCCGAAATAAATGAACCCTGAATATCCTTTACCTTTTCATCAGATGTTGCAGTTATATTGCCACTGGCGTCAGTCGAAAGTGCGCCCGCGCCATAGCCATTGAAGGCTATTCCGGTTGCGCTAGAATTTGCAATTGTCAATGATGCGGCGGCAGTATTCAGATTTCCAGACCCGGCTGATGACAGGGATGATTTGAATATTATTTTCCCGCCCACGCCACTGCCATTTGATAATGATGCCCTAATCGTAAAGTCAGCCCCCGCGTTATTCCCGGATCCTACAGAAGTGGATTGCACCTGTAAGGTTTGTGCATCTGGTACCGGAGCATCAATCTTCCCAATCTGGAAAGTGTTACTAGCAACTCCAAAAATAAAACTGCTGCCATTTGCATCTAAATGAAGGCCGCATTGTCCAGAATCTATTGTAGCATTATATGTTCCGCCCCCGGTATCGCCTCCCATAATAATACTGCCAACTCGATCCACACTAAACAAACTTGTCGTCCCTGAGGAGCCCCCGTAAATATTCATTATTTTTGTGGATGCCCCTCCCGCCGTATCCGTTACGGCCAACTTGAACACATCCGGAGAACCAGATGTGTTTAGAGTCCACGCAAGACTGACTGCCGACGTTGCATCTGAGCCGGTATTTGACCCGCCTGTGCTTACGAGAAGAGCATGTGTCGCAGTTCCCTGCGTAATGGTTTGCGTATCGGTAAATGTGTTTGCACCAAGCGTTGCACCGCCGCCGCCACCCGCCGCCCAACTGAGAACACCGTTTCCCGCCGCATCCGTCAGGACTGTTCCTGATGCTCCTACCGCCGTCGGCAATGTATAAGTGACGGCAGCGGTTGCGCTGTTGGACGACTTGATAGTCGTTGCGAAAGCCCCAGCCGCCGTATTGTTGAGAACTAGCGAACCTTGGGCTGATTGCTGCGTGCCGCTTGAGAGAGCGCCACTAACTGTAATTGATGTCCCCGTCGCCGCTCCGAGGACCGGGGTTACAAGAGTCGGCGTCCCATCGAATACAAACTTGCCGGTGCCTGTCGCCCCCGTGGCGGTTACGCCTTCAATCGTGGCGTGGCCTGTAATGGTAGGAGATGCCGCTGGCGCATATGCCGTTGAGGTATATGCGTTGCTGCCGAGCGTGCCGCCCGTCCCTATGGCAAGCGTTGATCCATCCGTCGCAGTCAGCGTCAATGTGTTGCTGGCGGTTAGGGTCTTGCCATCAGCCACAGCAAGCGTTGAACTTGTTGCTGGCGCTGTAATGGCCATCTTGTTGATGGATGTAGCGGTAGCAACACCAAGCGTCGGCGTCACCAGTGTCGGGCTTGAGCTTACAAGCGTCTTGATCTGCGCGCCCGTAGCCTTGCGATCGGCTGCGCCCTGTACGGTATAATAAAGCTCCGTGCCGTCCAGCGTCGATGCCGCAGTTAATGCGGCGACTGTAGAATCAGCCATATAAAATATACCTTATAGAATTAGTTTTGATGATGCGTCGGTAAGCAGCACATGAGATGCGCCGTCCGTAAGCAGCAAATCCCCAGGCGGACCAAATCCGGCGTTATAAATCTTGCGCGCCCACGGGCCAACACCAGCAATAGGCGTTACCAATCTGCGATCCCACGGACCAAATGTCGTGTCCTTGACGCCTTCTTGTACGACTATCTTTCGCGACCATGTGTCGCCAGTCTGATTATTTGCGCCAAGAGCAATGGCAGCGCGCTTGCGCCATGATCCGGGACCAGACGTTGCCCCAGCAAGAATTGCAGCCTTACGCCACCATGAACTCATGCGTCCACCTGTTTTCTAACCATGCTCATGAATTCGTATGCCGTGCCGTTCTTCATTTCTTCAATCGTGTATTGCTGGCAGGAGAGCGAATAGAGCCATTTCTTCCTCGCCGGCATAACCGGGTTTTCCAAATCTTCCAGATCAAGATTTCCAACCGGAGCAGCAGGATTGGAAGCAGCAACAAAAACCGGGACACCCGCGATTGCAGCATCAACGGCCACGTTGCTAGAATGAGTTACAAGGGCCCAGCAATCGTCAAAATGCTTGGCTAACGGTGTGCCGCATTTCTTCGGACGAACAACAATGGGGCGGTCTGTTTTTGTCGGGAGAATCCGCTTCATATCCTCGGCCCATTGCGTCATATCGAGGCCAACGGATCGTCCGAAACCATCTCCTGGAAATGCCAGCAGAATGTGCTTTCCGGTCTTGCGCCACGGCTTTAGCAACGGAGAGCCATAGAACCCGCGCTGTGCGCTCGGTTCGTCCATTAATATCGGAGACAGGCCGCGATAATTAAGCCGGTAAAATCCGCCGTTGCCGCCACGTCCCGGCTGCCAGAAGCCGTTATCGAGTTGCCAGAACGGGCGTCCGGTCTTTAATGCCTGCGGGATTAACCGAAGCGCAGAATACAATTGCCCCCAGACAACAAACGGATTGCCATCGTCAGGAGGGTCATCCTGAGTCATCTGGGCTGGTTCGCCCCAGCCCGCCCCAAGCGCGCTTAATATGCGCGTGGTCTTTTCTAGTCGTTCGCGCTCAAGCTTGAGCCATAGCATCTATTGCCAGGAAAGGACAAAATCGCCGGAAATCTGAAACCTGAGTTTGGCGCCCCAGTCAGTCAAAAGGCTAACCGCAGCGGTATCGTCTATGCCGAAATTCTTGCCCTTGTTCGGCTTCTGCTCCACCACGATGCACGGATTGCATTGTCTAATAGTTTTCTCGCCGCCCTTCATAATGAAGTACTCGAATCCTTCGGCGTCACATTTTATGAAATCAACTTGTGTCAATCCGAACGAGTCAAGCTTTCGCATTTTCGCTTGATGCTCTCCGCCGGGAGAAACAAACGTATCTCCGCTCGAACTAGCGCCAGTCTTTAGGCAGATTTCCTTTTCCTCGTCGCCAAGGGCGAACGGCTGCACCGTGATATTATCAATACCGAACTCTACAATATTTTCCTCAAGGCATTCGCGGTGTCTTGCCACTGGCTCGAAAGCCGTGACCTTCCGGAACATGGCCGCTAATGGCCTAGCCCACAACCCACAATGCGCGCCGATGTCAACTGCATGGCGGAAGTTCTTGACGTATTGCAGCGCCGGTAAAAGTTTGCGCAATTGATAGGTCGGACCACCGGCAAACTCCGGTCCATCATTCAAGAACTGGACAAGGTGTTCCTCGCCGTTCGGTAGCCAGAATCCTTTGACTTGTTTCAAACCTTCACCGCCAGGAACCTTCCAATGTCAGGGCGCTTTGGGATCGGCAAATATTCCACTTTCCAATCAAACTTTGATATTTGCTGGAACCACCATGCCGCATTGTCGATTATCAAATGAGCGTTGCGGCCGTCCGGTAGGCGCTTTTCAGCGGGCCTTAGCGAAATCATCAGGGCGGCTGCCTTCAAAGTCAGGCTGTGAATATGCGCAAGCACATTCGGCAGTTTGTCCGGCTCGATATGCTCAAGAACATCGCCACAAATAACAATTTCAGCGGGCTGCGGTAATGCCTCTTTGCCTGGTATTCCAGGATCGTATTCGATGATTGTCAAATCAGTTTGGGCTAGGGCTTTCTTGAAAGTCCCCGGCCCGCAACCGTAATCCAGAATTGTCTTGGCCTCGTAATGCTTGACAAGCTTGTAAGCGTGCTTGGCGAAACTAGCTCCTCCGCCACCCCAGGCACCCGCGGCGTTCATCGCCAGCAATTGACTGCGATATTCTTCGGAAATCAAATCAGACATTGATGTGCTGATGTTTGCGTCCGACAATGTGCATACCGCCTGTCAAGAACTTATCAGCGGATTCCAAAACCTTCTCGACCGTTATGCGATCCATGCAAATCTTGCAGTGAGCGCAGGGCATATTATTCCCACATCCCCTATCCGTTCCGGTGAACAGGTTGATATGCGAATCGTACCCTGTAACCAGCGGGCCTATGAACCCGCCGAAGATAACAACAGCATCCGTATTGACTGCCGCCGCTGCGTGGTGCAGCCCGCCCTCTGGGCCTATAAATAACTGCGCGCGTTCCAATACGGCGCAAGCAGCACGAAAACTTGGCGCATCAATAACCCTAGCGCCACGCAACAAATGTTTTCCTGTCGCGAACTGCGCCACATTGAACCCAGCTGCGCAAAGACTATCGACAACCTTCTGGTAACGATCGACCGGCCATTGCTTGTTCGGAGACTGATACTTTACGTTAGGCTCTACAATAATGTCGGCGTCGTTCTGCGCGGCCCATCCGCGCTCTTGCTCGGTCAGATAAATCTCGCCGGGGATCGCCTTAAAGCCGGGATTCCAAACCCAGCGCCCTTCCCATCTGCGGGCATAAACCCGGCAACCTGGATAATGAAGCACCCAGTCTACAGGTTCGCTGCCTTCAGATCCGGGCGGCGCAACGTTGGGATTTCCCCGGAATATCTCATGCGCGTTGCGATGCCAGATAATCTTATTGCCGTCACCGAAAGCAACCCGCCTATATTTAGCCGCGCCCTTGGCTAGACCGCTCCCAAGGATCTCGTCGCCGTATCCGACAGCGGCCTCCTAAGAGTAAGCAACACAGGTTTCGCACGCCGTCCCGCGCACGTCGCCGCATAAGTGCGAACCTCGCAGCGATTGGAACGCAGCAGAATTCCACGCCTCCATGAACGATTGCTTGGTCAGGTCGCCCATTTCAAAGCGGCCATCGTGGTCAAAGCAGCAGGCGCTGAGGCGGCCGTTATGCGTTATGTGGCCCTCTTGGAAGGCGGCCCAGCAAGGGATTGGCGACCGTAAGGCACCGATCCTGCCGCGGTTTCCCGCCGTGACGTTCCAGCCTTTATCGCGCTCGCTGTCGCCAACCAACTCGGCTTGGCTGTAGAGCGGCAGCGCATAAATCTCATCGAGATACGGTGCCAGTTCTTCAACCATCGCGCCCATGCGCTTGGCCTGTTCGCCGTCATACTGAATATAGGAGGCGTATAGTCCGCAGCGGTGGCCGATGTCTTTCTCGATTTGGTCGCGCTCTGCCTTGGCCGACTTGATATTTGATATCATGATATCAAACAGCTTCGGATTGCTGCGCGATATCTCAACGAACTGCTTTTCGTCGGCGTAGTTCAAGGAGAACTTGAGGCTATCCAATCCTGCGCCAAACAGCTTGCGCAGCCGTTGTGGCTTGGCGAGTGAGCCGTTCGTCGTCAAGAACACATATGGAAATTTAGCCGTATGCTTGGCGAACTTGACAGCTTCCTCAAGCCATCCGCACATCAGGCTTTCGCCCAAATAGAACAGTCCCAATTCCTCGACGCCAGCCTCGCGCATTTCCAGCGCAAGCCGCTCGAACATGCCGCGCGACATATCCTTCTGGTCGCGCAACTCCAGAGACCGCGCACAGAACGAGCATGAGAAATTGCAGCGTCCGGTAAGCTCGATTTTTACAGACTTGGGCGCAGGCAAAACAGTATTAAGATATTCAGGAGCAATCTTCGTTATCGCGTCAATGCGTTCGGTAATGCTCATTATTTTGCTTTAATTAGCCGAGAACGATGTTTTTCGGTTTGATAATCTAGGGATGCGCTTGATTGTAAATGTGCGGAAATTTCATCCAAGCGGCCGATTACGTCTTTTTCTTTATTAGCGCGATCTAGTTCTCCCGTAGCGTAGTCAGCGGTTCCGGCGCCGCGCCAAAGATTCCACACTTGGTGACCGCCGAGATAAGCATTTGCCATTTAATTCTTAGCCCAACTATTAAGTTCTTTGCGCCACTCATCAGCAAACGGCACATTCTCGTAACCAGCCATGCAAGGCGAACCAAGAGTGTGATGCACGACTTTGGGGTTTTCAATCGGATCGCTTTCGCCGGCCAGCCAATTCCATTCCGGTGACAGTTCGCCAATGTCGCAGTCTGCCAGCCAGCAGAACTGATGTAGCAGACGCCCCGGTGCGGTATTCACTAGCTCAACCGTTAGTGCTTTGTTGGCCGGCGCATCGCAATCGAACATTGCGAAGCTGCTCCAGTTTTTTTTCTGGTAAGATGTCTGGGCCTGCCCATCCATCTTGACAGCATCGCGTGGCGTGTAATCGTGCTTGACGCACCAGACCGCCTTTTGCTCGTATGCGTTCTCTACCTGTCGAAACAACTTAGATAGGTCATCGCGCACCAGCATGTCGCAATCCATGAACAGCGCCAGACCGTCACCGGCCAGATGAGGAACAAGGAATCTACTGATGGCGAATTCTGTACTGCATGGAGCTTGCGAGATTTCATCCCATAGTTGCCATCGGCCATCGCCGTTGACACGCCGCGACGTTTCGCGCGTGTAAAGTCCTTTAGCTCGAAGATCGTCAAGGATTACTCCGTGTATTGGTATCGGCGCATGAAGTCGGCGTCGTATCGAGTGCCTAGCTACCGCGAAAGCCTGAGCCTCACGCGGCTCGAAACCAATGTAAACGCTCCAGCGCCGCTTCAATTGTTACCTTCGGAAATGCTTTAACGGATGAATTAGGCGAGGCGTTGGTTACGGATATTCCAGCGTTCGCAAGTTGCTGCTTAGTGTTAATGAAGTTGTCGCCCCAATTTTCCCAATAGCGGGCATTGTGGCTGTCTGGTTCTTCGTATCTGTCGGGACAGTAGTGTCCGCCACTGCGGTTGAAGTCGAAGCCAAAGAGGTAAATTGATTTAGCGCGCTTAAGATAAGCCAAGTTAAGAGCGCCAAATCCACTATTACCGCCCGCGTGGATGAGCGCCGGATTATCAGACAGGTGTTTCTCGTTACCTCTATCAATGTAGATGGCACCAGGAATAATCGGTCCATATTGTTTTTCCGACATGCCTTTTGGCACCGCGAGATAGAGCGGCACCGCAAGGGTTTTTAATTCTTGTTCGCGCCGCTTTGTCCACGGCAGGTGCAATGAAAAACAGGCATCGGCAAACGGCAAATCCCAGACGGATTCCTTAACCGCAAGGATGTAGCCGAGCCCACGCAATCTATTGAAGTCAAATCCCTTTAGCGACGAACCAGAACCAACAATCAGCAGCGGCTTGTCGTTCCAGTATGGCGGCTTTATTTCGCTGTATTCAGGCAACGGCACGTTTTGGACGGCCGCGTTTCTTGGGTGCGACACGCACTATTTCGCCTGGCGTTGCGTGTATTGTAATCATAGTAGACGGATCAATTTTAAACGTTTCCAGGGCTACCGGAGACCCGCTAACACTGCCATCTTCATTGATTTCCCAGCGCAGCAATTGCCTCTCGTTCAAAGTAGCAACCCGTATCTTGCGCATTTCATAAAGACAGCGCAGGCGTCTGGTCGAGAATTTCGTTTTGTCTATCAGGTCGCCGGGCAGAAGTTTTGCACCATTAACCAGCATTGGTCTTTGCGCGACGAAATCAGCCTCGCGGTTGAATTTCGCCAGCCATATCGAGGCTCTGGCCATTACAATAATATCCGTGTTTTTTGTATTGCTTGAAAGCTTCCCCCGTCACCACATTGGAGACGGAGGCAAGCCATGATAGAAATAACTATTGCGGTCGGACTAATTGCCGTCGCTTGTTTTTTCGCCGCCGTAAAATTCCTACGCTGGCGTGAAAACAGCCGGCGCATTGCGCGCCGACTGCATTTTTGATTAGCTCTAAGCTACGATTGAGCTAAAGAAGACGCCCAATTTTGCGTCAATCACCTTCATGGCATAAGCCATTTCCAGTTCAACGCGATCCGACTTGAGCCATTCCATGCGGAACTTCATGACGCGCTGGCCGAGCGGGCCAGCCCCGAACAATCCGGTCCACGAGAAGGTATAACCACCTGTGGGAATCATGATGCCAGGAGCAGGAGCCGCATAAACGAGCAGCGCGTTCTTGCCGGCAATGAATGAGCCGGATTCGGTCGCGCCTTCGTTCGCGGTGTTCTGCACGCCCTCCATGACGAGAACTTCGGAAAGCTCGAACACCATCGACACCGCCTGCTTGGTGACAATCGCGGGATTGACAGCAGACGAGGTGCCGTACTTGATACGATCCGTCAGGTCGGGATGGTCGATAAGCTTCGACCAGACCTGGCGTCCCACGACAAGCTTGTTCGGGCGGAAGCCCGTCTTGCCCTGCACGGTATCGCCGTACAAGCGCACGTCCTCGATCGGAGTCGAGTTCGAGTCGTTCCATTGCAGCGCGGTGTTACCAGCCGGAGAAGCGGAAACGCCCGTCACGTCCACATTCGCGCCGGTCCAAACGCCGGTCGTGAAGAAGTTCGAGACGAAGCTGTTTTCCTTGTTCAACAGGGCTTTCTGCGACAGGAAGTTAGTCACATCACGGTCGAGATCGAGGGGACCGTCCGCATTCGAGCGGATCTGGTCGTCGATGTCGTGATGCAGTGCATACGGCTCGGCAAAGTAAGTCGGAGTATTGTCGAGTCGGAAGCCGTCGCCGGCTGATTCCGCACCGATGGCGCGCTTTGCCATCGTGTCGCGGTTGAAGTCGGCGCGTGAATAGACGAAGTACCGATCAGACTGTTTCTGGACCGGCACGTTCGGGAAAACCCGATCGGCAACAAAGCCGGCCGGGTCTTGCATGTATGCCACGCTGATAGCCGTAAGCGGCGTATCAACGTGGACGTCAGAGCGTTGCGGATTAGCCATCTAATATTTCCATCGATGGGATTGCCGGCGTCGTCACGACGCGAGCAAAAAATAAAAGTCGCGGGCTTAAATCATCCCGCGTTGGTCAGGGCAATTACGACTTGCCGACCGGACGGAGAAGAACGGAGATAATATCGCCAGACGAGCCGCTGGTAAGAGCGACACCAATCGCATAGGCATCGCCCGAAGCGCGGGTGATGGCCTTGCCGTTGGTATCGCAAGTCAGGGTGTCTGCCGCGGTAACGGAAGCGCCCAAGATAACCTTGCTGATGCCGGAAATTCCGACTTCGACAGCGCGACCGGCAGCGTTGGCATCGTTCTGGATAATGCCGACAATAAAATCATCGACGCCTGCGACATCGACCTTCGCCGTGCCGCTCGCATTGGAAAGCTTGGCGGCGTAATACTGCTTTGCACTCAAATCAGCATTGGCCGGCAAGCTAACGACTTCAAGTTTTTGTTCAGTAGCCATTGGTTAAAACCTCATTTCGCCGGCGATTACGCCGCGTCCTTTTCGTCCTGAACGCGCTTGTAAAGCTCGCGGCCTTCAGCGGTTTCGAGGAACTTGGTCATGGCGACATACTTGTTGAGCTTATGCTCAGTGCCGTATGCAGCCGCGCGCTTGTTGAGTTCGTCCTGCGCACCCGAAGATGACGCACCGTGGCCGATCTCGCTCATGCCCTGCTTGAGCGCGGCATCGCCGCCCTTGAGCATGGTCTCGACTACTTCGCGATCTTCCTTGCCGAGCTTGGCAATCGCGCGAAGCGCCTTGGCCTTGGCAATCGGCTCGCCTGGAAGCTTGCCGAACTGCTGTTCCGCAACCTTGGCGAAATCGGCAAGTTCGATCTTCTCGGCCTGCGCCTTCATGAACTTGAAGGCGGTTTCGCCAACTTCCGACTTGCGGATGGTGACGCCCTCGGCCTCGAAAGCCTCGTCGGCCTTGACGACCGCAACGCGCTTTTCGACTTCGGCAGCAACCGCCGCCTCGAAACGCTTCTTGGACTTCTCGGTGTCCTCGTCGGCGCCGCCGTCCGCGGCATCTTCCGCGTCGCCATCGGCAACCGGCTTTTTCTTGGGAGCCTTGGCGATAGTCGCGTTGGCTTCGTCAAGAAGCTTCTGAAGATCAGAGGTCTTGGCCACAACGGCTTCCTCGATCTTTTTGTTGATCTCTTGTTCAGTCATATCGACCTCATTGAGTGACTTTCCTGCCTTCCAATCGTCAGGCAGCAAATCGGTAGCGCCGAGCGTTTTCGCGCGGCTAATGATGTGAGATTTTGCCTTGCCCGGATCAGACGCCCGGCCAACGGCATGAATGGCGTTCTCCAAATCCTGCTTGGACTTGATAGGAAATGAGCCGTCAGGCAACGCCGCGCCTGAGGCTGCGAGTTGGTCTCGCTCGTCTTGTGAAAACTCGCGCTTCATTATCGTCATCTTCGCGCCGGCCTGCGCTGGCCGATCCACCGCGCTGATTTCACTCAGGCGGAAGCTACGCATAATCCGCTTGGCCATTAGCCAGAAACCGTCAGGTTGCTGCGCTTGATAAGAAGCTTCTGCGTATGACGATCAACGGAATGCCGAGTCTGCTTTTGCGTCGCCGTAATCGTGTTCGCGGAAGTGTCAACCGTCGCGCCCTTCTTCTTGAACAGGGTCACGACATAGTTGGAAATGGTGTCTTTCAATCTGCGGCTCATAATCAGTTCCTTTTAATTTCCAGGCGTCGCCTGATAAGATCGCGGCGCTGCCAATCTAGGATCGTGTATAAATCTGTATCAGAACATGATACATGGACCGCTTTGCCGTTTAGCGTGTCCTGCATTTTCAAATTGAGGCGAACGCAGGGAAGCGTTACGGCGCCGCCGGGATTTTCCTTAATACGAATAATTTCTGAATCGTCAGGCGGCCCAGCAACGTCGAAGCTGTCGCCTTCCTCACCGCGAATGAAGGCTTCGACTCTGCGCTTAACGTCTCGCTCTGATTTCAATAGCCAGTGCACGGGCTCTGGAGCCGACAAACCTACTCCGCTCAATGGAGCGTTCCACCGTGGGATTCAAGAGTTTCTCGAATGGTTCGCAAATAGGCAATCTTTGCTTCTCTCCTCTTGCGAAGCTTTTCTAAATCTAGCGGGTGGCCCTCGCGCCAAATTCCTCGACCAAAAGCATCTTGCCATTGTCGGCATATTTCATCTGCCGATTCAAAGAAATGTTTCGCAGAAGAAACCCTATTCATCAACTAGTATCACCCTATATCGTCCCCGTCATCGCGTTCGCCCCATTCGTGATGATGGTGGTGGTGATGCTCGTGGCCGTGAGGTTCTGGGACCGGCGCGGGAGGTGGCGCCGGCCCCGGTGTTGGCGCCGGAACAGGAGCGGGAGGCGGCGCCGGTTGCGGGGTTGGTGCTGGGACGGGTGCAGGCGCAGGAACCGGCTGCGGATTAAGCGCGCCGAACGGATCGTCCGATGTAATGTTTGCGGCCTGTGCGGCAGCCAGGAACAGCGGCCACGGCGCTGCCGTAGAGCCCGTGACATGATAGGAATGCAACGCCACAGCCGATGGAGTCCGGGTTCTGGTCTGTCTGGTCTGTGCTATCAACGAAATTAGGATAACCATCGGAGACCCAAGTTGGTGCAGTAGCGAAATCAGATAGTGCATTGTTGCTCACTACCGTTGCACACCAGCGCGATAAAGACTCGCCGGTTGATAGTCCGCATAGTTGACCGTTCATCGCGCATTCGGATAGCTCGGCCTCGAACAATGCGGACACGCGTTCGGACTGTCCGAACGAGGCGTCAACTTCGATGTTTCCACCAGACGCATAATCGCATCCCATGTGGTCGGCGCCGCCAGTGCCGTCAGTAACACCGCCAAGAGCAAAGACGATGACGTTAACGGGGGAATGCGGTGTGCCAAATGTTAGGTCGTTAAACGACACAATAGTGTCCGCCGCGGCAAGCAGGTCCGTGGCGTTCTGTAATCCAGGCGCGCCGAGCGTCGCGTCATAATAAACGCTAACGCCGCCTGGGCTCGTGCCGACTAGCGTTGCTTTACCATTGAATGACGGCCACGCAACGCCGGATGCCTTACCAAGACGGAATCTTTTCATTCCGGGACTTCCTCATCGATGCCGCGGACACCCCCGATACTGAAGCCGGTGAGGCTCCCCTCACGGAACTTCTGTAAAATGGCATCGTCTGCCGGCTTATAGGCAATCATCAATCCGGTTGTGCTTGTCTCAATTCCGAACGCCTTGGCAACGTCCGCCGTCAACGGCATGGCAAATACAATGTCACCGGAAGCTACTGGGTCTCCGTACTCGTCCGTCTCGTGCATGTTGCCGCCAACGCGAGAGTTCTGCATGAAATCAGTGGCGGCCTTAATCATGGTATCTTCTGGGATATGGTCGTCCTGTAGATCGAAATAATCTTCGCCGTCCTGCTTACAGACAATCGCCCAGCCGAACACAAGACCAAGGGAATCATCGACCTTTAGAATCTTGTTGGCGCGATAAACCTGCCGCACATCGTCAACGACTTCTTCCTCAAGATCGCTGCCAGCCTCGTCGTCAATCGAAAGGTTTGGTTTCTTCTTGGGTTTCTTGCCACCACCCAATGGCGCATCGACATGAACGCCACCAGGACCGGAAGCCGTTGGGTTGTCCTTGCGGACGTAATGGCCCTTATTGGTCCGTCGCCAGTTCTCCCAGACGGCGCCCCATGCCGACTTCATGCACTCGTTGTGATCCATCCCGGCACGGTCGGCGTCATTAGCCGCGACGACGAATTCAGCCATTGCCGGCGGCGGCAATAGCTTAGATACCGGAGCCAAAATCTTAGAGTCTGTGGCGTACAATGTTTGTATCCATTATTGGATCGTTAGAAGGCTGTGCCCGGCCATATCATTCGCCCTATCGCCATTAGGCTTTCTGATTAGTGTGGCGTTGACGTTACGCCGGGCACATTCATGTTTCAGCGCGCAGGAATGCAGCCGGTTAGATTGCCGGAGCCATACGGTTCGCTGCTTGCGCTGTTATCGGATTTGCACGAATTGGCGGAACTGCATCCGGCGAAGGATGAGTTCACGAAAGAGATAATTACTGACTTGAAGAATAGGTTAGAGGTTCTAGCCGCGCTAGTTATAGCTACGGCTTCGTAAGTTCTCTGAAAAGTTCGTCGATTGATGGACCGCTCGAAGGTTTTTGGTCAGAACCAGGTGCATAATCTTTTACGTTGATTACATGCATATCAAGCGACATAATGCCATTTTTCAACGCCAATTCGGCGCGGTGGTGTCCGTCGTAAATAAGATAATTTCCGTTAGATAATTTAGCTGCTACAGGCTTGTCACCATAACCACTTATTAATTCTGGTGGGTGATCGCCATTGTTAAACCTTTCCCACTGTCGCGTCGTCTCTGTTCCCAAAGCCCTATTAAGCGGAACATTTTCAATGCGGCTGTGTATTCGCATTTCTGTTTCGTTGGGAGCGCGCGGTATGGCAAATGTATCTGGTAGAGGAAGCTTTCCGGTTGGACTAGACGCAAACTGCCCACCAATTGGGCTGCCTGCTGGCTCGTGGTATGGGTTGGACTTCTCCATAGGCGCAATATAGCGTGGCCCATCGCGCTTTCCAAGGTCCGGCTTGACGCGATAAAAAACCGTGCATCTGCAATTTATGGAATTTTCCGGAAGTCCATTCTCGTCCCCCGGATACATCATCGGGCCAAGCTCAGTATCGAACGGTTCGTTCAATCCGACCCCATCTGGATTTAACGATGGAACCGAAACGTGCCACGGACGGGTTCTGCCATCCCTAGTGTAGATCCATTGCCTAACAACCTGATCGGCGCCGAGCGTCCCGCTATTCACGGCGCCATTCCACAACTGATGATTGCCGGCGTTCACCGCGCGCAAAGCCTCAGTCCTAGAAATCGTATCGGCCCGATAGTTCAACATGCGCGATTGATAGCGCGCCACAACCTTGTCGATATAGTCCGCCGATAAAGACGACTGATCGTCCAGCGCCGATTGTATCGTTGGATCGAACCGCGCGTCTCTCAAGTCTCTAGCCAACGCCGCAGGATCAAGGTTTTCCAGATACCCGCGATAGTTCAATACGGCTTGAGTTTGTCTAGGGGTTAACCCGATCAAGTCGCGTATGTCACGAGCGATGTCTAACGGATTACGCCCCGCAGTAACACCGGCCTGAATAGCTGCGCGGACAGAGGCGAGCGAATCCTGAGATAAACCTGTGATAAGGTTCATCTCGTAATTTTGCAGGAACTGAATAGTTCCAGGATTGGTAATGCCGAACGATACGCCTAGTTCTCCAAGCTCTGGCGAAGCCTGCGCCGCGGTAATGCCAGCGGTAATCGTCGCGTGCGTTATAGCAGTCCCGAGCGAACCATAGCCGCCCATGACGGCTTGGGTGGCTTGCTCGATTGCCTGTTGCGTTTGGCCTTGACGTAGCAACTGAGCAACCTGGTCAACGTCGATCTGGTCTTGAATGCGCGAGACGGCATCCATGAACGAACGTCTGACTTGCGCGGATAGTTGCGATTGCTGCGCTAGGAGACGTTGGACTTCTGTGGTGTCGGCCTTGGAAATAATAACGCTTGGGTTATTATTACGCGATGTTTTAATAACCTTTGTCTTATGATGCCTACAAACCCACCGGCTATCCAGCTCGCCCTTAGCGACGACTAGCATTTATACTGCACGCAGACTTTCCACAGGTCACCGGCACCGGGAGACTCCGACGTAGCGCAGCCGGAAAGCAACAACAGCGCCACAAGAATTAAACGGCGCGAGCCAATCACTAGCCCGCGCCGCATTGATTTGTTACTGCGCAACCGCGGCAATGCTGACGGATGTCAATACCTGCGGCGGAGCGTCAACCTGCACTGCCAAAGTCGCGGCAAACGTCTGCCCGCCAACCACAACGCTCAGGCTCACAACGTCCGTTCCGGCAGCTACCGTGGTAGCTGTGGCCGAACTACCATCAGCCGCCGCAACCAGCGTTTCCGTGGCCGGCGTGCTATTCGACCAAACCGGCGCGCTATCGGGCGTCGGCTGCGTCAGCATCGGATTGCCGTTCTGGTCGAGATAGGAAATCGTGCAAACGATTTGATGACCAACGGTGACTTCAATCATTATGATGTGTTCCTTATTCGGTCGAAGAATGTTGATTTCGCCATTGATGTTTAGCGCCACAAGATAGTGACGATGATGATGACGATGCTCATCATCGCAACTACGCTCGTTTTGATGCATTAACAGCCTTTGCAAATGCTATCATGTGTTTCGCGGTAATATCGTTCGCTAGTCGTCTGGCAGATTCGTTATAAGCGAGAGCGAGGTCACGCAGTTCCAAGTCGAGCGCGTTGTTGCGCAGCCTCAAGAGCGTGCCGAGCAATGCGTTGTCTGTTGGCTTATCCATAGCTAGGCGTTGGGGTGAAATCCGCGTCTGTTCCGGTTAGCGTGAATGCGCCTCCGGTTCCTAGATTGTTTGTGAACGCTGTATGATTGCCCTTGAACAACAAGGTTTGTTGACCGAAAGCAGCGGCGGCTATTGCTGGGTCAACCGGCGTTCCCTTTCCAGCGCTTACGTTAACTATCTTCGCGTAATTAGTCGCATTGGTCCAATCAATATATTGTCCAACCCAGAACTGATAATCACCGAAACAAATAGGCAAAGAACCGCCGCCTAAGCCTCCAGCATCGTAAGATGGAGAAACAGGTAGTCCTGGTAATCCAACATCTAGCCCGTTTAGTTTAATCTGCCTGCGGTCAGGTGGAGATGGTGCCGCTGTCGTCGTCATAGATTTAGATGAACCGTCAAATACTAAATTAGCCGTGTACGAAACATCGTGATTTGCATCTACCGCGAATGAGACGTGATGCCATGCATCTCCTGCAATTGCAAAATTTGGACTATTTATTGATGCATAATTCCCGCTGGAATAGGTGTCTCCTGCAAAATTCATCTGGAATCCAGAGCCAGAATTGCAACCGAAATCTATTCCGCCATTATCACTAAATAGACCAGGAGTTAATATTTGCAAAAGAGGAGTGTTCGCGGCTCCGCCGACAGATCGAAACCAAATCGAACCGCTCGCGAAATAAGTATCTGATAACCCAGAGGACGACTGTAAAAGATACCCCATTATTTCGAGCGCGGCGGCCCGCCCGAAGCGTCCATAAATCCTTCGTTACTCAACTCGGCAGGATTGCTTGGCGTCTCGTTAGCCGTGTCCTGTCCGTTCTGCTGTCCCGGCATTCCCGGAACCTGCCGTACATCCGGGCTAGGTTCCGGCAGGCCACCAACGTCAGCAAGATATGTTTCCAAATCCTCGTTCGGAAACAGCGGCGCGCCAGCAGCGGCCAATTGCTGAATGTAGGTGCCCAACTCGGCTAGATCGACAGGAGCAACACGACCCGCTTTGACATGCGGCATTAGTTTTGGGTCATTGTTATTCAGCGCCCAGATACGCGGCACGAGAAAACGGTTAATCACCGACTCAATCTGATTCAAATACGCTTCGCACGCGCGCAGGAACAACTCTGATTTATTCTTTGACAACGCATAGGAACCGCGCTGATCGCCCAGCATGATGAAATCTGCTAGAGCGGAGCGGGCAATGTTGCGCTGGTGACGTTGAACTATAACGTCGGTATCAATACGCCTAGCGCCGCCTGTTGACAGTAGCTTGATGTCAACGAGACGGTTCTGGGTATAAGTACCGTCCGGGTTCTGCCAGGTGTCGGACGGGATCACAACGCCGGCCTGCTGATTGAACTTCAGGTCGCGCGCCATTTGAGTAGCGGCAGTTAGCAATGCTTTGTCAGGCGCCGACGCATCAGAGGCCAGATACCGCGCCGGCACAGTAACCACAGGAAGCCCGGCCAGCTCACGCTCGATGCCGACCGCTTCAATGTCCTCGATTGTTTTTAGCATGTACCAGGCGCGGTAAGCAGACCGTAATATGCTCACGCCTTCAGGCGAGTTCTTGCGGCTGGTGGTTCTAAACAACAAACACTTGTCGATCGGCAGAAAGATTTGCTGGCCACCCAAAGGAGGCAATTGCCACATGCCAAGCACGCCGCCGTCGTCCTGGATTTCCCAGCGCAGCAATGAGTCCTGCGAGCGAATGGCTAACTTGCGAATGCCAATCTTGCCGTCCGTGAACTTGGACCGCTTAGAGCCGTCGTCCTCGGTAGGACCAACGCGGCGCTTATAGATAATCTCGAAATACGACCAGCCGAACCTTAGAAAGCTCAACGCTTCCGCAATGATGTCCTCAAGCGGTTGCGCCATGTCCTCGAATATGCCGTCGAGAAACTCAGCCGCTTGTTCTGCTTGCGGGCTATCGTCAACCGGCTCAACGCGCCAGTCCACAGCGCGAAGGATAAGCTCTATTGCCGTTAGGACGGAACAGCATATCGCATCGCCTTCCGACATCATGCGGTAAACTTTAACCGCCTTGGTGCCCTTTAATTCGGGAAGATATTCTTCCTGAATGTAGCCGGAGAAGGCGCGTAAACCGGAAACGCCGATTTCTTCAAACGGCGTGAAACTTACGTCCGGCGTTGTCATTGAGCCGACTGCCGGGGTTAGCGGCGATGGATCGTTGACCGCTTTGGCAATCGGTTCGTCAGCCATATATGGCTATATTCCTATAAATTTAATTTGTAACAATTAGCGAAACGGAATATATTATTTTTTAGGGCAGATGCGCCTAGCGCGTAGCTCACAAGTTCTGGTGATGTACTTATTGCCCTACAGCCAGGACACAATATAGAGGCCCGCCGTGGAAAAGATCATACGAGAGTGGATTGCCAGCTTCCGCAAGCGATGGAAGCGCGAACCATCGCCGTTTGATCTTGCCGCAAACATGCAGAACACTAGCGATGGCGACGCCATGAAAGCGATGGTCGCTTTCTTTGAACAGGATCACAAGGAATAGGCCGCGATGCACCAACGCCACTGGATAAAGCTCACCGCCGAACAACATAAAGAAATTGATTTGCTGCGGTATGCTTTAGCAAAATTGCTTGCAGCGCATTGGGCTGTTGCTGACGGCATGGGGCTAACAGAGCCGATCACGGGAGAACTAAAGAACGCCCATGATGCTGCGGTTGCCGCGCTCCAACAAACAAAATACCCTAACTATTCTGTCGGATAGCCGCGGCCAGAGGCACTATATCCAGTCTGCTGAATTGCCGCCTGCCACGCCTCTGCCTCGCCACGACTCGTCGTCCACGATGTTCGCATTGGCCTTCCGCTATCTTGATATTCAACGGCATGAGCCATGACCATTTCTTGAATGGTTCGGCGGCCACGACGAACGCTCCTTGAACTTGGTTTTGAAACAATCCTTGTATTATATTTGTCTGCCTGCAATACGGCACCGCCGCTGGTCCACTCGCCGTGCGAATCTCGCGGTTCGTCAGGAGGTCCAGCCTTCTTAACCCTCCGCCACTTGCCCCACTTGCGAAACTGCCAGCGCGGATCGCGCTCAGACTTTGCAACGACGATCATTACCACATCTTCTCAATATGCGGCGCCGGTATGTGCAGCACGTTTATTGTCGGCGGCTCTACCGCGCGCCTGAGACTTTCAACGGCATAGCGCAGCGCGTCAATAACGTGGTTCTTCTTATCGGAAAGCCTGGGCAATACCTGCTCGGTTTTCTTGTCAATCAAATAACTGTACTTGGCCAGTTCATCGACCGTGTTTCGACAATCTGGGTGAACCACAATGTCGTAATTCTTCAGGAACTCGACGCCCTCTTTAACCGAGTCCGCGCCCTTCTTGGCCGGCACCATACGCGGATAGCCATGATCGCGCATGTGGGCAATCGTCTCAGGTCTGGCACTATCAGCCGTTATTGGCCATTGCCTAGCCCGCTTGTTGTCGAGCATATCGAATAGGGCTGGCGTATCTTCAATCTTGCAGCCGACGCGATAGACTTCGCGATCGACGTAAAGCGTTTGGTTAACGATATAACAACGAACCAACACTGTCGGATCGATGGCAAAGCCCCAATCCGCGCCGTAGTAATACCGCGGCGGATCGTGCGAGAACTCAGCCGCATCGCCAATGCGCCAGTTCTTGAATACCCTGGCTTCGGTGTTCTTCTGATAACCGCCCAGCCAGATATGCGCGTACTTGTCGGGGTCTCTACGCCTGTCCCGTTCCATGTCCCGCCGCAGCTCGTCGGGAAACCAAGGGTTATCTGCGTAGGTTACTTCAACGCAGCAGAAATCAGGATCGCCGTCGTTGTTGCGGAAGTATGAATCAACAGGGTCGTCATCGCTGGTCGGATTCCACGAAAACCAAAGCTCTGAGCCAGGCTCGCGTATCGTCGGATAGAGCAGGTTTAAGCTGCGCTGCGAAAGCGATTGTGCTTCCTCAACCCATGCAATGTCATACGCTTCCAGCGACTTAATGCTGTCTGCTGTATGGTTTTGCATACCCTCAAAGATTATCAAGCCGCCGTCGCGCGTCTCGATATACTTATCCGTCGAGCGGAAATAGTCCTTAACGCCAAGGGATGCTATCTTATCGTCAATCAATTGCTTGACCGACTGATCCAACGTGCGCTGCACTTCGCGAACGCAAACCGCGCGCCTGTCAGTTCCTATCAGCTCGCCAATTAGGTTCGATGCAAAGAAATGCGACTTGGCAGAGCCCCGGCCGCCCTTGGCTCCCTTATACCTTCTTGGCGTCAGAAGCGGGAGGAACGCCCGCGGCGTCTCGATCCTGAGGGTCTGCTTCGACGATAACGCGCTCAATGCGCTCTATGACCTCTATTGGACTTTCTGGATTTCCTGAAATCTGCGTTGATGCCAATCGAGGATGCATGAACGGTGCGGCGTCTCTCGCGCACTCGTGGGCCATGTGTCTAACGCCAGCGGCGCGTTTCACTTGCGCCAGAAGAACCTTGAACTGTTCCTCCGGCGACATTTCCTTGCCGGTTATCTGAACCGCAGTCAGACCGTCGATAACCTTTTCCGCATCAAGCGCCACTTGCTGGAAGTGCCGCATGTTCTCCAGCATGACTTCAAGCGGCGTCTTTCCCTCGGCTAGGGCTTGTTCCGCTATCTCTTGCGTTCGTTTAGTCAGCG